AACTAACAAACAGACAAAAAGAATTTGCTCGTCATTATGTAGACGGAACTCACTCTAATGCAGAATGCGCAAGACTTGCAGGGTATTCTGATGTTAATGGTATTTGTAAAATTCAAGCTCATAAATTGTTAGACAGCAAAAATTTTCCTCATGTTTCTGAGTATATAAAAGAATTAAGAGAAGATAGAGAAAAGAAATATGGCGTTACACTTTTGGGACAACTGAAACGATTTAAAGAATTATCTGAATCTGCGCAAGAAAACGGACAATTTTCAGCGAGTATAAATGCGGAAAGAATTCGTTCAGCTCTGGGTGGTTTAACTATTGATAGGAGAGAAACCAATCATTATCATGCTATTGAAAATATGAGTAGAGATGAAATAGAAAATCGCCTTAAAGAATTAAGACAATCCCATCCACAAATGTTTGTAGATGCAGAATATGAGGAAGTAAATGACAAAGAAACCAGAAAGCCTCTTTTGGAATCAAGTGAGAGCAAAAATGCCGACACATTGGTTCAGCACGAGGATAGAGAATAGAGTCGGGGAAGGTGTTCCAGATGTATTTGTATGCGCAGAAGGATTACCATTTTGGTTAGAATTAAAGGTAACCAAAACTAACCGACTTCACATTAGTTCGGGTCAAATAGGTTGGAATTACGCCCTTCATAAGTCGGGGGGTGTTAGTTTTTTCTTGGTTAACCTTCCCTCAAACAGTAACCTATATTTGTTTGAAGGGAAGGAAGGTCGGGGGTTAAAGGACAATGGTCTAGCAATCTCTGGGTCGGGGACAGTGGTCCCTTGTCTGTGGTCGGGGTCTGATTGGTCGGGACTATTCGGGACAATGCTCGATGTAGTCGGGAGTCGGGTCGGGTCGGGTTCAAGTTCGGGAACCAAAACCAAACGGGTCATGAACAATAAACAGAACCAGGTACTGTCATCTATGGAGCTGCTTACCAGGATGAGTGGCAGCTAATGCCTGGAAAAAAACCCCAGGCCGTGAAACCTGGGGAAAAATTTATTTGTTATTACTTCTTATCTTCTGGTAAGTTATCAATTAACTTGGCTAACTCACTCCATTGTTCCTGGAACATTTCTATACGACCAGCGGAATAGAGCAGGTTCATAAAGTTTAACTTTTTAATAAGTTCTTCTTTCATCGCTTTCTCCTTTAGATTTGTTAACACTCTTTTTTATACCATGTACCGTGGGAAAAGTAAAGCCCCGAACAGAGAAATATTCGGGGCTAACGGCTCCCACCGCTCGGGGCCGGTAAGTGTCAACAATCCGGCAGCCGAATTCCAGGTAGTCGGGTCGGGGTTAATTCAGCAATCGGGTCTTTTCTTTTTGCAGCTTCTCTTTGACGCGCTCCCAATAATCATAAGCCCAGGTGCCAGGTGTTATCTCGTCACAGAACAGAGAGACTCTTTCGAGCCTCCCCAGAATTTGTTCTACTTCATGATCGTGTGATGTAAACATTATGCCCTCCATTCAAATTGAGTTTCAGATACACGAATACTCATATCACCACCATTTGCTAATCGAGTCAATTGGTCTTTACGCATATGTATCGCTTCTCCGAAATCGTCTCCACCAACCGCATCACGACATTTATTCCAACAATCGTCGGAGTCGGGTTCATAACCTTTGGCATAAACAACAACATTGTTTTTGTAATCTTTTTCGCCCCAACCGTTCATTAAGTAAATACCACTATCTTTTACAAACAAAAAAGTTTTTTTAGATGTGGTCTTGTCTTGATAAGGCACTTGAAATTCTTTATGACGCAAAGTTTCAAGGGCTAGTTTCTTCAGTTTATCTGAAGCTTTAAAGTGTAGTATAGTCATTTTATTCTCCATTTATTTGTTGACAATACCATATATTACCATTAGACTATATATAATGTCAACAATTAAATAGGAGAAAAATAATGACTAACGGAGAAAAAGCACTAAACAAAGCGATTGACCAAGAGAAATCTAAAGACGAACGCTTTAATCAAAAACTTAAACATTGGGATTACCTAAGCAATTTAAGTCGTGAAGAGTTAATAGGTTTATGTATGACTTATAGATTTGAAGGGAAAGCAAATGGGTAGATATTATCATGGAGATATAGAAGGCAAGTTTATGTTTGCAGTTCAATCAAGCGATGATGCAGATTTTTTTGGAGTAGTAGGACAACCTCCTGACACTCATCTTGAATATTGTTTTACAGACGAGGATTTATCTAAGATTAAAAAAGGTCTTAAAGAGTGTAGTTTGCAATTAGGTAACAATCGCATACGCAACAAGCTCGATAAATTTTTTAAAACACGGGATGGTTATAATAATGAAATGCTTACCGAAGAATTCGGGTGGCATCCATTAAGAGTAAAAGAAATTTTAAAATGGTATGCTCGTGTTCAATTAGGAGAGCAAATTTTAGAATGTGTTGAAGAATATGGAGATTGCAACTTCCAAGCAGAACTTTAGTTTCTCCAAGAAAAAACCCCCGATTAATAGTTGGGGGTTTTTTTATGCGTGGAACGACTGGCGCAATCGAACTAACTAAGTTCGATTACGTGATGTCCGTTATCTGAATTATCACCATCATTCTCATCTTTACCAAGATACATAGAATAAGATAAATAGTCGTCAGAATAAACAAACTCATTATCTTTATAAAAATAATATGTAAAATCTTTCGTTGGATAGTCTGACAATGCTTTGATAAATTGTATCATAACATTTCGAGGCTCTAACCTAGAAAGTGGGTCGCTTCCGTTGCCTTCTTGTAATTTTAAAACTTTCATTTTAAAATCAATCGCCCAACCTTTTGCAAAGTCTGCGAACTTTTCTCCGCCCCAATGATGGAATAAAACTACACTTTTATCGCCCCATTCCATATCTTTATTACTAAATTGTATTGATACTCTATCGCCCATTTTTTTCTCCATTTCTATTTTAATTGTTGACAATATATTTATTATATGGGATATTATGGTATTGTCAACAATAATAACGGAGAAAAATAAAATGAAGAACTTAATGAATAAAACCAGAACTGCCGATAATCCATATGCTACCTTTCAAAAAGGTAACTTTATTAGCCATGTAATTCGTGCGTACTCTACCAAACAGGAAGAGTTTTCACGTTGGTACACTGTTGCTAAATCGGATATGAGTTATGGAACGTATGAATATGGAGACGTATATATAAAAGAACTTACGGATAATCTTGAGTTAGTATATGCATCCCCTGAATTCATAAAGCAATATCCTGAATTATCTTTTAAGTTTCAAATGAAAGACAATTTAAAAAAGCAAGGGATAAATGAAAAGTGGATGGCTGACCATTTAGAAATAATCACCTAATAACTTTTTAAGATTTCTAGCTAAAGGGTCGGCCTTCGGGTCGGCCTTTTTTTATGGTCGGGATCTGGGTCGGGTTGTCGGGAATCGGGTCGGGTGGTTATAAGATTAGATTAATATAAACAAAGTAATATATATATGATCCAGGTATATATTCCAGGCAAAGCTGCTTATAAATTCTAGGCAAAGCTGCTTATAACTTCCAGGCAAATTTTTTTCCCAGACATCAACCAATTAAAAAAAGATTAAAAAAACACATTATTAATTTGCATTATGTGGGAAAGCATGGTATTAATATAGTTATATTAAGGAGCAATTAAGCTTCTTATATAAATAGAAAGCTAGAAATATGACAAAGAAAATAAACTTAAAAGCCGAACAAATTGACAATCAAAGCAAGGTTGCCGAATTTGTAAAAGCAATAGAAGAGAATAAAATTCTCTATGCTAAAATTAAAGTTAACAATGCATTGTTAAAAGATGCAAAAGCATTGCTTGATTTACATGATAGTATTGAAGGAGATAATCTTAATATTACAATGACATCTTCAATTGTGCCAGAACATACAGTTAAGGAACATGTAAGAAAATCTTTAAAGATTAATAGATTTAGCCCTGAACTACAGGAAATGAAAAGATTAATTGATACGTTCCAAACTAAGGTAACTAAGTAACCAATAACAAGGGCAGGTTTAAACCTGCCCTTTAATATAGAAAGCTAGAATTATGACAATTAATGAATTTATAAAATTATTAAAAGATAAAGAATATAAAGGTTATACAGTCGAAATAGTATCATGGTCATCTGCAAATGGTTTAATTAATTGGGATAGTATACGAATAAAATTAATTAATCCTAATCATGTTTGTTATGGTCAAGCAGAAGGCGGACAATATAGAATTGGTACTAAATGCGGAATGCAAAAATTAAATAGAATAACTAATAAATGGGAGAATTTTTAATTATGAAAACATTCAACGGTCATAGAAGTTGGAACGCTTGGAACGTTTCATTATGGTTAAGTAATGATGAAACATATTACCCTTTATTTGTTGAGTTAATAAAAGAAAAGGGAATAGAAAAAGCAACTAATACAATCTATTATTATTTAAAAGGTAGCAAAACTCCTGACGGTGCAAGTTATAACAAGTTAAGTGTTAAGCTAGCCTTGGAAGGGTTAGAGGTCGAGTAAAACGGGCTTAGGTACTTAAGGAGTAAGGCAAATTAATATTAGCTTTGCTCCGACCCCCCACCAAGCAAAATCGGGCGGCTCTTTTCTACAGAGCGCAGGTATGTAGTGTTTTGAACATATAATTTGATATATATTGAAAATCCGTTATATTAGTCCCATGTTCAATGCACCGGAAGAAGTGATACGTGAAGTCTTAGCGTTGGAGCAAGCTAAGAAGAACTTGGTAATAAGAGCCAAAGCGCAAGACGACTTTATGGCATTCGTTAAACACGTGTATGATGGGTTTATTGAAGGCGATCATCATAAGAAGGTAGCCAAACAATTTGAAAAGTTGGCCAAGAACCCTGGTTCACGGATCATTGTTAACATGCCACCACGACATACGAAGTCTGAGTTTGCCAGTTACTTGTTACCTGCGTGGTTAATAGGTAAGAATCCTACCCTAAAAATTATCCAAACAACGCATACGAGTGAATTAGCGGTACGTTTCGGAAGAAAAGTAAGGAATCTTATGGAGCTTGAAGTATATAAAGCTATTTTTCCTGACGTGGAGTTACGTGTAGATTCCAAGGCAGCGGGTCGATGGGAAACGGCACAGGGCGGTGAGTATTATGCAGCGGGTGTAGGCGGTGCGATCACGGGTCGTGGTGCGGATTTATTGATTATTGATGATCCGCATTCGGAACAAGATGCATTGTCGGAAACGGCGATGGAGAGTGCGTATGAATGGTATACCTCTGGCCCTCGACAAAGGTTACAACCTGGGGGATCTATTGTGGTGGTTATGACACGGTGGTCATTGAAAGATTTAACGGGGAAATTGATTAAGGCACAAGGAGCGGATGTCATGTCGGATCAGTGGGATATGATAGAGTTTCCTGCTATTTTACCGAGCGACAATATATTGTGGCCGGAGTTCTGGAAGAAAGAAGAATTGCTCAAGGTCAAGGCATCGTTGTCCCTGGGCAAATGGAATGCGCAGTGGCAACAGAATCCGACGGCGGAAGAGGGAGCGATTATTAAGAAAGAATGGTGGAATGTATGGGAAAGTGAAACGGTGCCCCCGGTCAGTTATATTATGCAGAGTTATGACACGGCGTTTTCGAAAAAAGAGACGGCGGATTATTCAGCGATTACGACCTGGGGAATATTTCAACCCGAGGAGGGGGGTCCAGACCATATAATTTTATTAGATGCACGAAAAGGAAGGTGGGACTTTCCAGAGTTGAAGAGTACGGCGAAAGAGGAATATAAGTATTGGGAACCTGATATGGTAATTATTGAAGCGAAGGCTACCGGTACACCGCTCACGGACGAATTACGAACGATGGGGATTCCTGTTATTAATTATACACCGAGTAAGGGACGAGATAAACATACAAGGATGCATATGGTGGCTCCTATCTTTGAGAGTGGTATGGTGTGGGCCCCGGATAAAAAATTTTCAGAAGATGTTATTGAGGAGTGTGTAGCGTTTCCAAATGGGGATAA